TTTTGTTCGTATACCGTGTAGAGCCGTTCTTGCTCCGCGGACATATCGTTTAGCTCGCCTTCAAGGCGGCTATAGTTAGTTGCCGCGTTCTTTGCTCTGTCGACCGCGGTGTTTAACGCTGTTACGGTATTTTCAGTGCGATCAAACGCACCGCTAACCTTATCAATCGCATCATTTACTGGCTTGTCGATTATTTCTTTGAGCGCGGTGGCCCCCGCGGAACTTACAGATTGTGCGAACGCTTCCCCTGAAAGATTGGGGTTCCCTGCGAGCGCGGTAGATACCGCGGACGAAACAGCGTTAGTAAGAATAGCTGCCTGCGCGTCACTAAACCCTGCGTTGTTCTGTAAGAAGTCCTCCATGAGGCCAGCAACGCCAGTATACTTGGTAATAATCTTGCCCATCTGGGTTTCAGATAGGTTGCCGCCTTCTAGCTCCGCTGCAATACCCGCAAATATAGAATCTTTTACGCCACCGCGTAAATTTTCAAACGACTCGCCAAATTCTTCCTTGAGTTGGGTGTCTACCCAACCTAGCGCCGCAGCGGTACCCGCCTGTAGTCCACCAGTAGCAAATGCCTTGATTGGGTCTTGACCGTAAACTATCGCGGTAGTGGCACTTTTTGTGCCTGCGCCAATAATATTAGATATAGTCGCCGAAGTGCCCGCACGAGTTAGTGCGCTGGTAACTTCCTTGCTAACAAAAGTACCTGCTTTACCAGCTACATATGAAACAGCCGCAGCCTTCACTGCATCGCCAAGATTACCGCCCTCGGCTAGAACTGTTGCACCGTCAATTAATGGGATCGCCCATGCGTTACCTGTAGCAACCGCCGCAACTTTAGCAATCGTTTCTATGGGGTTGTCGAGTGCGTAGCTAATAACATCGCCGATACCTTGGACAACAGGCGTAATAATCTCATCAACGGCAAAGTCGATAACATCTCCAATAAGGTCCGCTGCACCGCTGATAAGATCACCAAGAGTATCAACAACGTCCTTAAAAATATCGACAATAATTGCCATCTAGTCTTCCTTCGCCTCTGGCGCTACGTCTAGCTTCATGCCCACGATTGTCTTACCTTTAGTCTTTGCTGTACGAATAAGTACCCCAAGACTGTCTTCTCGCCGCTGCAACGCTTTGAACACTGCATCGTATACATCCCCATCATATTGCGTCACATACCGAGTATATCCTTTCTGTTGTAGATATTTGATGTATTCCATCGCGTTATTTACGAAGTTACTAGCAGTGTCGATATTGAACGCACGCCCAATCAGCTTGTCTTTGTTGTCTTTCTTTGGTCCTCTGTGTCCAACAAATACTGTGTTGCCTATCTGTGTGGTATCTATATTCGGCATTGTCAGTTCTTTTGTAATCGCAATAGCCGCAACTTCAGGGGGCAATCCTGTGTTGTTAAAATTACGAACACACTCCATAATAACTTGTGGAGCGGGTAGCGGGGTTTCTTTGCTATTTATAGAGAACATCAGACATACTCCATAACTTCATCCATAGACGCAGGGTCGCGGGTTTTGTTTGCATCTATGTAATCGCGCAGAGTGCCAAGCGTGACTTTGGATTCGTTATCAAACTTGGGACCGTCTGGTATTTTGTACACATCAGTGAGTACTGCTACCACCATTACCATATCTAAGCTGTCAAGTCCAATATCTATTGGCTCATCTTCGTAGCTCTTTGCATCTCGTGAGTTTGCAGCTCGTTGGACGGCGTTATTTGCCACCTGATTGAATACTTCGAGGAAATCCATGTTTTCGCACCTTTCTGTTAGGGTGCCTGCATTATAGGTTACTCACGAACGAAACTGCAACTACTGTTGATGGGATTCCGGGATGTGGAGACGTAGGTGCAGTAGAGTCAAGCGATAAAGATAAGTCTGCTGTAGCCCAATACATTTCGATGTACTGACCCGCTGTTAGATCAATAGAAAAGTTCCAATACACGGGTTGGTTTGCGTTACCTACGATGGTTTGTTGTTGCCCGCCGTAGGTCACATCAGTGCCGTTCTTGTTAATCCAAGTCCATGCCTGCACAGCGGACGAGTTCGTGTGCGCGGTCTGTAATGTCACTTGGAAGTTGTAAACTCCATCAGCCGTTACAGTAATCTGTGTATTATCTGTACCCGTTATACTTACCCCGTTGCCGATATACGTATTTTCAAATTCTATCGGGTAGCCAGTATTAATCGCCGCCGCAGTCTGATCGGTCGTGCTATAGAACAACCCACGTGGCATATAGAGAAACCGCCCACCATCTTCTGTACTAAGCAGCGTATCTATCGTGCGTACAAGGCGGTTGAAAAACAAGCGCAGCACGTTGCTGTTCTGATCCATGAACGGACGGTTGTATTGTTCTGGGGCCAGCGGTAGCGCGGGCGGTTCGGTCTTGTCGATCTGGTTTGCCATCAGCGTCTCCCGTCTGGACGCATATCAATTCGCGGCGTTCCTAGCTGCCACTGCACCCCTTCTCCATCGGATTCGACCTTGATCGCAAGCTGCCGCCCACGGACGCGTGTATATACCTGTCCAGTGTACTGTTCGATTGGGATGACCGAAGTGCGCGTTACCGTGGCGGTGTTTGTGCCGCCTTCAGACGCAGGGCTATTATACCCAGACCCAGAGTTAGCTAATGGGAGCAGTGTCATGGTGACGCTTGGAGAGCCAGCCGTAGACCCATCGAACCGTAAGTCAGGAAGCATCCGATAAATAAAGGCGAACCTATCACCATCCCCAAGTGCAAACTGAGTAGAGGCAATATAGGCATGGATAGCTGCAGTGGTGCCAGTCTCGTTGTCGTCGACGCCCTGCTCGTGGTTCACGAGGTTGCTGCTGTATGTAGCTGCAAGTGGATAATCGCGAAGTCCTGAATCTAGCCATGCAGACCGACCCATCTCACCATAGTACCAGATGTCTTCCATGTAGTTGTAGATTACATAGCGGTCATTCTGGGTAGCACTTGTAGAACAGTAGAACCACCATATCTCGTGATACGCTTCGTTTGTACCCGCAACCACCTGCTCGTACTGCTGAGTGTTGAAGTCGTCGAAGATAAACTTGCGGAGGTCGCACCGTAGTGGCTGTGTTCTACCATCATACTTATAGAACTTGTCCTTACCCATCCAGAAGGCTACGCCATTGGCGTATGCCACAGCGTTTTGTCCTGCGATAGAAATATTCTCTCCAACAAGCTGCGCGCCCCATACAACAGGAGCACCTTGATACTGCAGGGAATACAACGACGCATCAGTCCAGACCAAGATTTCTTGGCGTGACTGCTCTGCCGTAACGATCTCGGTGCCCCGAGATAGACGCAAACTACCTGCTTGGTTTGTTGCTGCAGGAGTCCACTGCACGGCGTTTTCTTGGTCAGACCAGCGGATCAGCATCGGGTCTTGGGTACCACTCCCTAACTCGTTACAGCCCATGGCAAACACGAACCGACTGACGTCTGAGATTGTGATGAAATTCTGTATACTCGGCACATTCGACGCGCCTGAAAGCGTAGAGAGTTCTACACCCCGAGTAGATATACCGCTTGTAGCATCCCAGTAGTACATGCCACCGCCACGAGGGCCGAATACTAAGTCTTCGCCGAAGTTAGACTGGCTCCATAGACGCAACGAATCCGCGGATGATGCACCGATGCCCCAAGTGCCAGACCCCCAAGTAGACGCGCCCCAACCAGTCAGCGGTACGGTGAACGCAGGGCCAATATTGATCTGATATGCTGCGGTAACTGACCCACCACCCGTTGCGCTTGATGTTGCTGCAGTACCTACGTCGATTGTGTAGGTTGTGGCACCCGTCACTGTGATCTGATATTCGCCGTCAGGAGTTACACCGCCAACAGCTGTAGCACCGCTAAATGTAACGAAGTCACCGTCAATATAACCACCCGCTGCGTCAGTCACCTCAACAAGCGACGACCCCACGGTAGTTTCAAAGGGGTCCGTCAAAGACTCAGTAGCACGTATCGGTGTGATGTCGTTATATCCGCCACCTTGCTCGATGTAGAACTTGAGGTTGGTGCCAACGCCTAGCAGGTTCTGACTACCTAGTGTAATCCAGTTCCAGATAGATCGGCACACCCCTTGGAATGTCGTAACAGAAATACGCTGCCACCCGCCGATCTTTTCAGGTAGCCCCTGACGGAAGCGAATTTTATCGCACTCGTACCAACGACCCTCGTTAGTATAGCTCGTGTTTTCGCGGTTAACTCCAGGCTGGAAGCGTATATTCTGTAGCGGCATGTCTCACCTCACATGGTGTCGCCAAAGATACTTGGCAGTGTGGTTACTTGGATAGAGACACTTTGCTTCAGGTTCAGCGGTTCTCCACAGTCAGAGCAGGTATCTGCGGCCAATTCGGCCTCGTCTACATCATACCCACAGTTAGAGCACACATGCTCTACTACATGCGCTGGTTCAATAGCGCCGTTATCCAAAGTGCGTGGTTCGTTAATAACCTTCATGATTCACCTCCGCATAGTCGGTCATACGTCTCGTTGTGCACGGTTGTATCTACCAACAACGCTCTATCATTTCTTAACAGCCATTCTACCGTATTCTCATCAGAAAAGAAATGCGGCTTTGCCACATCGCAGTAGCTATCCGTCATTCTTATTCCGCACCCAGCGAGAAGCACGCTGGCGCAGACCGTCATCGTTAAGGCTTTCAACCTCATCTTCAACCTCCTTGGCGGTGCGTATCTGACCCAACCGCCGTTCTTTTTCTTCAGCTTCAGCCTTTTCTAGTGCCGCTTTGATTCCGGCGCTACGCCAACCCAATAAACCAAGCACGATGCCAACCGCGATCATGCCGTAAATCTTAAATCGTAGTGGAATTAGCCCGATCATCTTACACCATCCGCCCACTTCTTGAGGCGCTCCCGCATGATCCACAGGCTAAACAACACGCCAACTCCGACAAACCCTAACACGATATACTGTGCGTATCCATCGAGTGCTGTAATAGCTGTGATAGCTGCACCTGCCTTAGTCCCAATATCAAGCGCGCTGGCCTGCATGGTCTTAGATTGCGCAGGCGAGGTACGCGGCGGTTTCGGTGTAGGTTTTGGTGTAGGTGCTGTTTGGTTTAGCCAGCTATCTACTTGGAATGTAGGGCAGGCTTTGGCGCTCGTTACGTCGTTATGCCCGATTACTTTCGTGATTGCAGGGAACTCCATTTTAAGCTGCGCAAGCAACCGACGTAATGCACGGTCTTGTTCTGGAGTAAAGTTCTCGTCGAAGTCGTCATCCGCTGCACCGCCATGGCCCCCGAACAAGCTGACCCCGATGCTGGTTTTATTGTGCCCCTTCGCGTGGGCACCTGAGCGTTCAACGGGACGCCCCTCTACAATAGTCCCATCACGGTCAATAAGGTAATGATACCCGATGTCTGACCATGATCTGGGCGGCTCGGTGTGCCACTTACGAACCTCATCTACTTTCTCCTGTGCAGTGCGACCTTCCCACCAGTTTGGGCGCGTAGCAGTGCAGTGCACGATGATTGTGTCTATTTTCCGCATGTCTTGCACTTCTCCTTGTTAGATGGTGGTATATTAGCGGAAGCCTTGCCATTTGTATATATTCCGAAAAAACCCGCCCCTGCACCGACAATTACGCTAACAAATGCGCTCTGAGCATTAGTGGGATCAGGCAATGCCATAAACCACGTAGTGGTGTTATAGAACGCAATTCCGTACAATGTAATAATCATACGGGGCCATATACGCCATCGGTCTATCCACTCAGGGGTTACCTGCATACCTTTCTGCGATCCTCTTGTGTGTGGTGATTATCATCACCTTACCGTTCTTATCATAGACAATATATTGTCCTAACTTGTTACCCACTAACCTCGATGCAGAATAGTCCTGAGTTGTGGTCTTTGACGAGGACTTTTGCTTCTGCTTTTTCGTCGTAGCAGTCTTGTTCTGCCGTGTACGTGCCAATTTGATAATACTCTAACTTGCCGTTCATCAGGTGCATCCATAGTAATACCCACATCACCAACGCTCCAGATAGACACCTAGATAATATATACCCAGAATAACGCCTGTTGCTGCAAGAGTAATGACCGTTATCATCTGCATCAGCTCGATCTGTTCTTCGCGCTTCTTCATGGCAGCTTTCTTGGCTTCTTGCCGCGCCTTTCGAGCTTCGGCTTGCCACTGTATCCACCTATCCCATTGGCCAGGTCTACCATACAAACGGATATAAGACTCGAGTTCCTTACGTTGTTCTCTGATCTTCTCGAGTTGCTGAAATTCTTCCCAGTCCCCTTCGGAACCACCTGTAATGGCAGTCAGTGGACTGTTCTTCTTTTTCTGTACTGCGTCTTTAAGTTCTTCTTCTGCGGTAAGAAACTTCCCCACAGATGACATAAGGTCTGCGCCTTCGCGCCCATTCTGAATACACGTGCGGATGACGCTGTAGGCCGCGTTAGCGGCGGCTATGGTCTCTAAAATAGCCATTACACAAAGTCTAACCTCGCTGGGCAAGTGTACTCAGGGGATACTTTATACGCCCTGTCGTAGTAACCAAAACGTCGCAGACCGCAGTCGTAATAGCAGACTTTGTAAAAGCCTAGC